TTCTTGAAGTATCCACCAAGCTTATGTAGCCAGTTATATACTGCTGTATTACAGAAGAATAATGTTGCCTGAGATTGATTATACCTAGGATCAACATAGTTAGACATATCATCTAAGAAGTCATCAGCTGTCTTAGTTGCAATAGTTAAACTGAATTGATTGCCATAGGTAGTAATGTAATCTATAGCGCCCTGTGTATACTGAATGCCATCACTTGCTTCGTACTGAGATCCAAATAACAAGGATGTTTCAAGATCCCATTTATGCTCAATAAGCTTTTCTTTCCAAATACGAGCCCATTCATTAGAGTCATATTTTAAAGAAGTTGCACGAGCAGTGTTGGTCATTGCCATACTAGTCTTCCAGATCTGCGTTAGCCCAATGTTAGTTGAGTAAGGCTGATCTTTCCAGGTTTCTGGATACCCAGTTCCTTCTGCAAAGGCAGTGCCTACTATGTATGAACGATTAGCTTCAAGTTCACCGGCAATACTTCTATCTGATACCTGTTCATCATTATCAGTACCAGTACCTACACCACCAGCAGATGGAGTATCGTTATAGAATGAAGAAAATTCTAAAGCACCACTGTCATACTTAACAAGAGTACCTTCTATCGCCACACATTCTTTAGCACTACCACCACCAGCGGTTTTAGTCACGCCAGTTGTTACTGTTTCAACCTTAAGAAGCTGATATCCTGCAGTGCCTGTATCTGAAGGACCTGATTTACCAGGAATCTTAACGATTTGTCCAGATAAAAAGAATGCTGGTTCAGTACCTGAAGCACCAACTTCAATATCTGTAATAGCCTGGTTGTTATAAACGTTCTGTATGTTACCTGATGATTTATAATCAGTAGCCATATATAGCTTCATCTTTTGGCCTACAGCACTTACAACGGCTCCAGTATCGGATTGCTCCATCTCTGAATCTGCTAATTCATCCGATCCATTTGCTACTTGACCTATAACATAAGCATAGCGTTTATGCCATGAAGGGCGTTTTTCCGCCCATTTGAATTGTGGGTCGTCCACGGGTTTTTTTGCAACCTTACTTAGAAACCGAAAAAATGGATCCTGGGCTATTGCTATCTCTGATACACGATCACCGAAGTTATATTTTCTTCGAAGATCACCAGTAACGAAGTCAGTACTAGTGCCAGGACCAAATGCATCCGCATGGTCTGCTACAGTAAGATTTTGATTAGGCGTAATTACGCTTAAAAAATCTGACATTGTTAGTGTCTCCTTATTAGCTCCCTATCAACTACTCTTGTGAGTCTTCAAGTAGAGCTTATGTGAGTTCGCTAACAGTCTATTTAAAGATTTGCTAGCCGAACAAGTTATCTATGTCACCATCAGATCCTATTATCTTGTCAAAGACATCGTTGTCTGGACTCGATTGGACCTGGGCGCTGTTGGTTCCACTAGCACTTGTCGGAATATTACGGACATTCTTCATTTGCTTAAGCATATCGTCTTTGGTATTATTAGCAACATTCTGATTAACCTTATCCTTATTTAAAAGGTGATATATATCATCTAAGGTTATTCTGCGCTTACCTGCTTCACCCATCATGGTTTGGAACTGTTCAGGGGTCATTTTATGACGTTTCTGAAAGTCCTTAGCCTCATCGGCTCGCTTACGATTTGCCATGCCTTTCTGCGTTTGCTGACGCTCTGCAGTCATAACTTGTTTAAGTCGTGCCTGTACTTGAGCGTCTACCTGAGCATTTAGGAGTTTAGATGAATCTGATTCTGGATCAGCTAGATCGTCAGCATTAAACTGAAAATCTTCATCTAGTCCCAACTTCTCTGGTAAACTTTTCGCAGGCTGGCCGCCTTCACGAAGATAGTCTCTTACATGTTCCACAAGACCAGTATCTTTTTTCATTGCATTAAGAACAGGAACATAAGGCTTTAGGGTCTGAAGTTCAGCATTCATTCGCTGTGCTTCTCGCGTAGAGTCTTTGTATCTCTTTTCCCAATCAATGACACCTTCAGTGCCTTGCTCGCTTGGTGCGTGGGTTACCTCTTTGGGGCCACTAGATGGAGCTTGGGTTACTTCGGCTTCTGTACTAACATTATCTTGTATAGCGCTATTGACATTATCTTCCAGCGCTTCAAAGAAATCAGTTGAGGAGCCAGATTGCTCTGGGTTGCCTGTTTTTTGATTATCTTCCATCATCTCTCCTTATTAAGATTGTTATTCATAGTAATTTACGAAGACTCCTTGGTAGCCTGCAAGTTATTTATTACACTTTTTATTTGCAAGTCCATTTCCTTCGATTTAGTCTTCATATCATTCTGAACCTGTTTCTTTGCAGTGACAGTTTCATCAGACATTCTATTTCTTAAAAGTTTCTGCTTTGCTTGAGTCTCCAGATATTCTTTCTCTGTTTTATTTTTAACTTGATTCTTCTGTTTATCAATTTCCATTTCAGCTTGCATGACCTTGCCTTTAATACCTGCTTGAACCAATTGCCGTTCGAGAGTCTCAATAGTTCCCTCCTTGTCTTTCAATGATTCCTCCATTCCAGATACTTGACCTTGTAATTGCGATAACTGACTCTTTCTTTCTGCTATAAGCTCTTTATCTTTAATATCAGTCTCTGCTAATACTGCCAAGTCATCTATTATACCTAGTTGCATCATATCTTTAAGTTCTGCTAAATATGCCCATCTATTTAGTGGAAGAGTAGATCCAGTAATAATGCGTATATCAAATCTAGCTGTTTCATAATCCATAAACCTACCTATTGCTTCTCCAAAATCATTATACATAGGTACATTAATTTGTACCTCCTTACTCTCCTGTAATGCATTAGGTTGCACTATTCTGAAAACCTTATGTGCTGTATATACAGATTGAGAGAATTGCTTTATAACTTCTCCAAGTTGTTTTAATGCTGGTTCTATTGCATTCTTCATCCATTGCTTTACACGTCTTGTACCATATTCATCCATCGCAAGCATTCCACGATACGTATCATGTTGCGAACCAGTATCACCCTGCATAGACGAATAAATACCAGCCAAGTATTCCATATCATTCTTACCTTCCTGTACTATCTGAAAAAATGCATTTGACAGAGGGGCTGGCATCACAGGAGTAGGCGGAACTGATCCAGGACGAACTGGTAGCAATGCACCAGGAGACGAAGAGTATTTCTCCCAGTAATCTGTATCTATTGCACCCTCTTCATGTAACCATCTAAGGCTACTACCAAGAGATGCATTATGAACCATAAGTTGATGCGACTTGTTTATCTCTCTCTGCTTACCTATAAGAGGTGATACTGCAGAGATTGGATAAGGAGTACCTGTCCACTTATAATGAAATGGAACTAATGGATACTCCGTGATATTGTCGGGTAAGAAGATATCGTACAAAGTCACATCACCTGCGACGCAAATCTTCCGTATTCTACTTCCATGGAACCGTATTGCTTCTTGTAAAATGTTTTGAAAAGAAGGATCTTTCTCTAATATATCATATTCTTTCTCAGTGACAACCTTATTGTCTATCTGTGTAGCCTTTTGAACTAGATCATTCATCATCTGAGTTCTTTGCATCTGGATCTCTTCCTGCATACGTTTTGCAGCTTTCTCTATCTCAAGTTGCATTCTCTCTGGTAGCATCTCCCCAGATTCCACCTGTGCCTGTAACTGTTGATTCTGTTCCATCATTTGAACTTGCATCTCAGAAGCAATCTCTTCTATTTGAGCACTAACAGTGGCCTGTATTTCTTTAATCTGATCTTCTGTAGGAGGTATACGATAAAATACATTCATATATGCTATCTTAACCTTTTCATACATTTCAAAGTATTCAAGTAGCATATCTGTCTCTCCAGTCTCAGGATCTACTGAATCAGATTCTACCACATCCTTGTAACCAAAATCTTTTTGATAAGTATTATATGCTTTCTCTGTATAACTATAATCATTATTCTCACTAGAAGAAGCTTTATTAATCTTAGCCTTTTTATCAGGAAACAACTTAAGAAGTTGAGACTTAGGTAGGATCTTTCGTATCATTATAAATGCAGCATCTCTAAATAACATATCCCTACTCTTAGGATCTACATATATATCAAATGGTTCTGGCTGTTCAATTTTTACCTCTCCCATCCCTCTATCCGCATCAGGATCAACTACTGCATGAAGCCATCCAATGCTCTTTGTAATAGCATCATTTATTGCATTAGCATACAATGTCCCACCCCTAGATAATGACCAGATATATTCTGCCATATCAGAAAATACTGCAGCCACCTTAGAGTCAGATCCTTCTACAGCTACAGCTTGCCATCTAGGACTATTCGCAGTAGCATAGAAGTTCAACATCTCAACTACAGGAGTTATACGATTAATAGTAAATGTAGGCATACCTTGATCTTCAAGTTCCTGTACCTCTTTTGCAGTTAACTGATTATCATTAGAAAAATCGTGAGCTTTCTGATTTATATATTCCCACTGTATTCTATTTGACTGATTCGTCCGATTAAATATCTGACGAATCCTTTCAGACTGTTTGTCTGTGCGCTTGGCCATTAATATCCCTCAGGTTTTGTTCCTGGAGTAGGAGTTGTTGCTCTATTTGCATTTATAACTGGTACATTACCAGCAATATTAGCCTGTGCTGGTTTACAAATTTGTGCCCCAGTTTCATCTCTACCTGGCTCTTGTCCTGGAGGACATTGTCGTCCACCTTGCGATGGACCTTTCATCGGTCCTGGAGGAGCTACATTAGATCCCAGTCCAAGTCCACCTTGAAATGGTTGATTTTGTCCTAGATTTCTATTGTTACCTCTCATAGATGCCGCTCTATTTAACCCTGCATTTCTAGGGTTCTGTTTAGGATTCCTTCTTGTTGTTCGTCTTGGTCTTGGCATTGTTATCTCCTATTCTAAAAAGTTATCATCTTTAGTCATATCTCTAAAAACTTTATCTACTGGAGACAAGAGATAGTCAGCCTCACTTGTCCGCCTATGTTTATATTCCCTCTCTCCGAATTCATCTAATAAATTAGCTAAATCAACCTTATCCCCTCGAGCCTTATATGCTTTCTTAAATGCAGCACTACCTAGACCATATTGCCAGCCTATAGAAGCTAATATTGTCTTTGTTTTGGTGTCCAGTTTTTCCCAACCTTCTTGCTTAGTTATTTTAACTTCAAATTCATATCTCTTTGCCCCAGTTAAATACTCTATATCCTCCTTTTCAAATTCAACCTTTCCAGCTACAAGATTTCTTGTTTGCAAGGTACCATAAGTAACTGGATCACTACTATCTTTTGCATAAGGAGAAATCTTATGCAAAAGATCACTCCTTATATTTCCGTATGGTCTATCAGGAGCAAGTTTATTAGCATATCTTTGAAGCATTGTTCTAAGATCTTCTTTTGAATGTTGGCCTACATCAAGAGAACCGACTGTAAAACCACTAGTATCAGAAGGCACATACCCAGTTAAGTATGTAGACTCACCTTCTATATCTGGACTAGCTATAAAACCCCAATCTATTATACTTATTGGCTGATCTACAACTCCTGGTTCTGTTGGCCAATTAGCCATTAACGCAGTCCATTCCCACCACGTCTTCTCTCCTTCTGACGCTTTCCCCCGCGCCTGCGTGCCTCTATTTTCGTATCCTCTGGAGGCATAGCATACATCTCTCCTGCATTAAGCAGTACGGAAAGTACGATAAGTTTAATCATCTTTCTTTTC